CGGGTCCTTCGTGAGTGGGCCAGAGATGTTGATTCTCTATTTCACTGCGAGGTTCGTGGGTCTGAACGATTGAGGCCAGATCTTCGAAGCTTGGAAAAGTCTTGGTGGTGAGTGCAGAAATTTGGAACTGAGAGGGCAATCCAGACGTGAGTGACGCTAAGTCATAACGTGCGAGAGTTGGGTCAATTCCTTTTTCGTGAACGATCTTGTCCCAGATGTAGTGGCACAAAGCGTGGAAGCGTCTGCTGATGCCGGCATTGGCGTAAGCCAGGCCGAGAGCGGCGCCTGCGAGCTTGTCCCAGGTACGTGTGTGTCTAGGAAAGAATAGGTGTTGGAGCAAGTCCACTTCAGTCCGGAAAGGTAAGCCGTGTCTGTTTTCATAAGACAGCATTGAAGCTTTTTCCAGTGTTTGAAGGGCTTTAGACTTCTTGATTGACAGATCATGATTGAAGTAAAACTTAGCTGTGTCTTTGAAGACAGCCAGAAAAGTTTTTCCGTAGATCTGCATCAGCCATAGTAAAAAACGAACGAGAGCGTCGTCGCCTTGAAACTTGGCGTAGAAGTACTTGGCAAATATGTCGATACCCATAGCGGAAGCACTAGTCGTAGTGACAATAGCGTTGCCGAAAGAATCGGTGAGTTGAGTGCCTTGAAAACCGGATCCGTATCCAGAGTGAGTCCATTCGGCTTGAGTGCCGTTAGGTAACACCATGGGTGTGCGCTTGGTAGCGTTACATTTCCAGTTCCAGAGCCTCTCGATTTCTTGAGGGTCGGGGGTAGCATCGGGGTAGAGGGAAGTTGGTTCGTACTTCGAAAAGTCGTAGTATGATCGCCAGATCAAATCGATTTCTCGTTGTAGTTCGAAAGAGAACCGTTTATCCCAAGCAGACCAATCGATGCACAGTATGCCGTGCTCGGAGCCTAAGTGAGTTAGTTCTATTTCTACTTTCTTCCATCCTCCTCGGATGATTTCGCGATTCCAAAGCATAAAACCTGTGTTGGTGTTCAGGTATGTGGCTTGTAAAGGCCAGAGGAACATGTTTTCCACTTGCAAGACGAGTTTAGGTGCGCCAAAAACGACTCGGATTTTATCCTCGTCACCTTCAGAGACAACAGTGGTCTTGATGTGTACAGTATTCCAAAAATATGGTTTGGGTGTTCCGTCTTCATTCCAAAAAGTAGGATTCAAGTGTTTAATTTCATGAACCAAACGTCGGTTTCGGACAAAGATTTCGTTGTAGAGATTGTGAAAACTGGGGCGAGAGTCGGGAGTCAATCCAAGAGATTGTTTAATCTTCAGATAGTCGTCGACAGAAATTGAGTCACGTAAAGTGAAACTCCATTTGCCTTGAACAGTTTCTTGCAGTCTAGGATTTTCGCTTTCTCCATCAATATTGCGGAAGTCGGGTTTAAATCGATATCCTTTGATGTTCCAGGGTGCTTCTGCGTTGGGCGGAAGATTCCAAGGATAATAGCGAAGGTCAGGGAATGCGACAGGGTGAAGAGGTCGATTAGGTCGTCCATTTTCAGTTGTCCATTTTATTCCATTCCTAAAGTGTTCGTCTCGAACGATGAAGTGTTGCGGCACTTCAAACTTGTCGAAGGAGCGTTGGATTAGTTCCGGTGTGTCAGTCGGCCGTCTCGATGAGAGTACAATTTCGATTGTTTCTTCAGGGAAGAATTTGAGCGAGCGGTTTTTAAGCCAGTCTTTTTCAAAAGTGTCGAATTCGTTCTCGGGTTTGTGAGATGGTTGTCGTGATGACCAGTACGTTTTCCAGAAGCTAGGCTTCGAAAGGTAGCGGATGTTGCGATACATTGTAGATAATCAGTTGCGTTGCAATCGTGTAAAAAAA